AGATAATTTTGATTCGCCATTCAAAATACATCTAATTTTTTCAAGATTAGTAGGATTAGAATAAAATTTTTCTAATCTATGTAAAACATATTGTTCTTGGCTCTTAATTTCCTCCATTCTTGAAATAATTAATTTCTTAATGTTAAAACAACTATGAGTTTCTTAAATAATCCTTTTTTAGCTGTAATAATCTTTATTCTTTTCTTAGTTGGATTTTTTATATATTTAGATTTAGAAGGATCATTTGCGAATGGGTTCTTACACTTTGGTCCTGGAAACGATAAAGATAATACAACATATTTTATGGGAATTGAAATAAATTCATGGTCTAAAGTTTTAACTTTATATGCTTTATGTTTTTGTACTGGATTATTAAAATCTTATTATGATATGACAGTTGATACAAATATTATACAACATTTAGGAAACCCCAATGTAACATCTTTACCTTATACTAAATCTGGTGTATATGCTGTAGGATTAATAGATCCTTTAATTATGCATTCATTATGGTTATTAGAAATTTTAATTACTATTACAGTTCAATTACAATTTATTTTCCCTTTGATTTTAGGAGAATATATTGGTGATCTTCCGTATTTATTAAGCGCTCTTTCAACAAAAGAATTTACTTCATAAAAAACCAATAGTTTTAAGATTACTTCAAATTATAGTATAATGGAACAACAAATCCAATTCTTATTACAAAATTTTGGATTTGATGATCAAAGAACAGAAGCTTGGCATTTAAAAAGAAATGAAAGAATTACAGCATCAGAAGTATGGAAATCGTTTAGTGATGCTAGTGCGAGTGCAAGAAAAGAATTAATTATGTCTAAATTAATTCCTAAAATACAAGAAAGTTGTAATGGAGGTGTAGGAGCATTAATTTGGGGAACAAGATTTGAACCGATTGCAAAAAATATATATTCAATTGAAAAAGGTGTAGAAATCAAAGATTTATCATGTGTTCCGCATTCAGAACATAATTTTATTGGTGCTTCACCTGATGGTCTAATATTATCACAAAATAAAGATTTGAATGGACGATTAATTGAATTTAAATGTCCTATTTCACGTAAGTTTGATGATAATACACCTGTATCAATATATTATTATCATCAAATGCAATTACAAATGGAATGTACAAATTTAAATGAATGTGATTATGTTGAAATGCAATTTCTAAAATTAAATTATTCTGAATGGTATGAATCTAATGAAAAATATAAATCATGTTTTGCAGTTCATAATAATACTCAAGAAGTTAGATATAAATCTTTTCATCAATCTTTAGAAGATTGGATAAAAACTCTTGATATGGATTGGCAAATTATTTATTGGTCTTTAAAAACATGGCGATGTTTATTAGTTGAAAGAGATCCTGAATGGTTTCCTAAATATCTACCTCAAATTAAATCTACATGGGAAGAAATTCTAGAATATAAAAAAACAAATACTTTTCCTAAAGATTTAAAGTGCGAAACAATTTTACATATTTAAGACATATTATAATTATAATAAAGAATGGATATTAAAAAACTAGAAAATAATGATGAGATATCAAATAATAATTTTCAACAATATGAAATTACAATTAAAAATGAAATTAATATTCCCGAATTATTAGAAAAAACTAAAAAATCTTATGATTTTTGTATGATTGGGAAAATCACAGATAGAAATAAACCTATTATTGAATCTTTAAGATCGCAATATTTTAGAGTTGATCATATTCCCGATCCTGAAGATCATGAAAGAATTGCTAAATCATTTATTATTTTGAATGTTCACGAAGATGATACAAAAGAATACAATTCAAAATTATTAGATAAATGGTTATGTGATGGAATAAAAATCTTATCTGAAGAATGTTCTATTACACTAAATGATAAAATTAAAATTACTACATTAGAAAATTTTATTAAAAAAGCTATTAAATTACTAGGTTCAAATAGATTACCTCAATATAAAATTGGTCTTTGTATGATTGTTAAAGATGAAAGTCATATTATTCATGAATCTTTAGAAGCAACTTTACCTTTCATAGATACATTCTCAATTTTAGATACTGGATCAACTGATAATACTGTACAAATTATAAGAGATTTTTATACGAAACATAATATTCCTGGAAATGTTAAAGAAGGTGATTGGAAAGGATTTGGTAAATCAAGATCTGAATCTATGTTATTATGTGATGATTTAATGGATTATATTATTGTTATGGATGCTGATGATTTAATGGGTGGACCACCTAATGCAAAAGAATTTTTAAGAAGAATGCTTTATATGACAAATCCCAATGCTTGTAATATTCAAATACGCAGAGGCGCACTTGAATATGAAAGAACTCAAATATTTAAAGCAAGAGATGCTTGGAGATATGTTGGTGATTTACACGAATACCCTACAAATGATAAGAAAAACAATTTAATGGTACAATTGCTTAGAGAAATTTATATGGTAGGTAGAACTATGGGTGCTAGATCTAAAATTGATGGAAATAAATATAAGAGAGATGCTGAAGTCCTATTAAAAGAACTAGAATTAGAACCTAAGAATGATAGATATATGTTTTATTTAGCTCAATCATATAGAGATGCTGGTATGTATGATGAAGCTATTGAATGGTATAAAAAACGATTTGAATTTGGAGGTTGGGTAGAAGAACAATTTATTTGTGCTTTGAATTTAACTAGATTAATGAGATCTAAAGAATGGGCATGGAAAGCACATGAATTATGTCCAACTAGAAGCGAATCTCTTGTATCATATATGGCACACTGTAGAATGAATGCCATGTGGTCTCGTGAACTTCTTTCTATGGCGTTATATGCTTCAAGTATACAAAAACCTCAAGGTGTATTATTATTCTTGGAAACTGATAATTACGAATGGAGAGTATGGGATGAACTAGCTACAATTTCATTCTTTTGTGGGGCTGTAGAATTATCTAAACAAACTTTTATGAAATTAATTAAAGAAAATAAATATCCTCCTGAACAAGATGAACGCATCCGTAAAAATTTCAAGATTATTTTGGAAGCTATGCAACAACAAAAGCGTTAAATTGATTTACTCTAAAAGGTGTTTCAACTCCATCAGTAGGATAAGCGAATTTAGATTGAGGTAGTACATGATTGGTTCTTTGTTCATATGATGAATCTTTTGTTTGATGTGTTCTTTTAACTCCCGATTGTTCTAAGAATTCAGGAACAAAATATTCTTTGTTTTTTAATACAATCCCTAAGACAACAATTGTTGCTACTCCTAAAACTAAATATGCAAGACCTTTCATTTATTATATGAAAAATGGAATAAAGTTTACGAATTTAAAATTACCTATAAAAATAATGGAAGATAAAGCTCTGGAAACTTTGAAATCTATCCTTGCATTGCGTGATATTAAATATGATTCAAATGAATTCTTAGGGTCACCTATAGATGAAACTCGAATGTATAATTTAGGTGGTATTCTAATAATTTTCAGTGAAAAATCACGTATTAATGAATCAAATTTGAATTCGTATATTAAATTTGCGGAAGATAATTCTTATACACAAGGAACTATTATTATATCATTAATTCCATGCTCTGAAAAAATTCAAAATATTGTTAGAGATTTTATAAATAATTCTGAAAATCCTCTTTTACAAATATTTGATATTAAACGATTACAATTTGATATTACTACTCATCGTAAATATGTTCCTCATAGAATTATTAAACAAGACGAAGTTACATTACTACAAACTAAATTTAATATTGTAAATCCTAAAGAACAATTAGGATGGATAGATTCACAAGATGCTTCAGCTAAATGGATAGGAGCGAGACCTGGAAATATTATTGAAGTTATTAGATTCTCACAATCTTCCGCTGATGCACGTAGTTGGAGATATTGTGTTGCCAATACTTTAGATACTTAATATAATATAAATGGATAAAACATTTAATTCTGCTAAGAAAGTTTATAGAGATAACTTTTTAGAATATAAATTAACAAATGATCCAAAATATAAAATTGCTTATGAAGGTGCCTTACAAAGTATGAATAATACACTTACTACTTTGAAATCACAAACTCATGGAACTAAAGATATAGCTAAAAAAATTGTTCAAGAAAAAGATCTTATTCGAAATTTACCCGAATCTTCTATTATACCAACTAATTTAACTACTAAATATATTATGTTAGGGGTAGTAGCGATTGTGGCGTTTGGATTGTTGGTAGTGTAGGCATACTTAATCTAAATATCATATATAAAATATATACAATACTTAATCCTAAAAGAACTAAAAATATATTTAGTTTTGTTTTTAAATTAAACAATTTTGATTGATTATTATGTAAAATCATTTCTAAAGTAGTTTTATAATCTTTTGTTTCTTGAATTTTTAAGAATTCTTTTTGGATATTTAAAAGTTCATTTACTAATTCTTGTAATTCTTCAGGATTATTTTGAGTTTGTGTTTGTTCAGAAACATAAGTTCTTATTTCTGTTGCTAATAATGTATTTGTATCTAAAATTTGTTTAATTATATCTTGTTGTTTTTCTGCATTTGGTTCATTCAAAGCTTCTGCTATTAATTTATAATATTGTTCTTTTAATGAAGTATACGTATCCATATTATTTATAATATTACATATATGATAAAAATGCCCAACGTAAATTCTAATGGAAAGTTTGGAACTTCTATGGATTATTCACAATTACTAGATATTAAAAAAAGATATAAAAATGTACAAAGACAGAATGCTAAAGTTATTCCTGGTAACCAAGCTGTAAAACCTGCATTTAATTCTAATCAAGTTATTAGTGGCAGTGGACAATATAACGGTTCTGTAGATTATTATATGGTTAAAGGTTTAGCTGAACTTTATAAAAATCCTAAACTTTTTCGTTAGTAATTAAATAAGATGACAGATTTTTCTAAAGCGTATGATTCATTAACTGATGAATCAAATAATTTCATTACTACACAACTAAATCAAAAATCTATATGGAATGCTATTCCTGGATCTTTGAATAAAGTTAGTACGTCAAGTTTAGGATTTGCATGGGGAATAGATTCATCTAAAGTATATTATTGTCAATTACCATGTTCAGGACAATGGAATAATGTTCCTATTAATGAATTACCTTTGGATATTGCAAGTGATGAATCAAATATTTATATTTTAACTTCAAATAATCTATTTATTAAATCTGCAAATAATCAAACAGATTGGTTAATTATAAAACTACCATTTAGTGCTACTCAAGTTTTCTCTACATCATCATATATTTGGATACAAGATTCTTCTGGTAAAAAAGCAAGATTACCTAAACCTGGAACTACATCTAATTGGTCATTAATCCAAGACACAACTAAAATTTCATCGTCTAATCAAACATCTTTGTTTTCTATTAATTCTCAAGGACAAATTATGAAAACTGATGAATCTTTAAATTCAGGATGGTATACTGTTCCTGATTACGAAGGATCTAAATTCTCAAACTTACTTGAATCTTCTAATGCGCTTTATGGTATGTCATCAAATAATCAACTAAATAGATGTTCAGATAATAAATGTGATATTGTTGATACACAAGGTATGAATCCTTCATCATTAAGTATGGAACCTACAACTAAATCTTTATGGATGACAACTACTAACGAAGGTAGTATTGGAAATTTATTTAATAAACAAGATTCAATAGATTATAGTTCAACAAT